AGGCGACGGTGGAGGCTACGGTCGAGAAGATCCTGGCCGCCGAGCGTGAGCGCACCAAGCAGATCTACGCCATCGCGAGCAAGTCGGGGCTCGGCGATGCGTGGGCGCGTGAGCAGATCGAGCGCGGCGCGACGGTCGAGCAGGCGCGCGCTGCGGCGCTCGATGCACTGGTCGAGCGGCAGAAGGGTGAGGGGCCGAGCCCGATCCCGGGTGGTGTCACGGTGAGCGCCGATGAGCGCGACAAGTTCATCGAGGGCGCCGTCAACTGGCTGGTGGTCAAGTCCGGCAACGCGGGCATCGTCGCCCAGCACACGAAGCGGCAGCCCGACCCGGGCGAGTTCCGGGGAATGACGCTCCTGGACCTCGCGAAGGCGTGCCTGGAGCGGTCGGGGGTGTCGGTCCGTGGCCGCGACAAGATGGAGATCGCGCGGCTGGCGCTGGCGAGCGCGAACGCGGGGCTCGGGACGCGTAGCGACTTCCCGATCCTGCTCGAGAATGCGCTGCACAAGATGCTGATGGCGGCCTACTCCATCCAGCCCGACACGTGGCGGCGCTTCTGCGCGGTCGGGTCGGTTTCCGACTTCCGTCCGCACAAGCGGCTCCGGCTCGGCAGCTTTAGCCGACTGGACCCGAAGCTGGAGAGCGGCGAGTTCCGGCAGAAGCACTTCCCCGACGCCGAGAAGGAAGAGATCGCGGCCAGCGTCTATGGCAACATCGTCGGCCTGAGCCGTGAGGCGATCGTGAACGACGACCTTGACGGCTTCAGCCGGATGGTCACGATGCTCGGCCGTGCGGCGGCGCTGTCCATCGAGATCGACGTCTACGCGCTGCTTACTGAGAACGCCGGTCTCGGCCCGATCATGAGCGATGGCAAGACGCTCTTCCACGCGGACCACCACAACATCGGCACCGCCTCCGATCTCACGGTCGAGGGCATCGACAACGACCGGGTTGTGATGGCGCAGCAGAAGGACCCCGAGGGCAACGAGTACCTCGATCTCCGCCCGGCGGTCCTGGTGGTCCCGATCTCTCTCGGCGGCACGGCACGGGTCATCAACGATGCGCAGTATGACCCGACGAGCAACACGCTCCAGACGCCGAACAAGGTGCGCGGACTATTCCGCGACATCGTTGACACGCCGCGTCTGACGGGCACCAGGCGCTACCTCTTCGCAGATCCGGCGATCGCGCCCGTCATCGAGGTTGTCTTCCTCGATGGCCAGCAGGCACCGGTCATCGAGGTCGAGGAAGGCTTCGATTACGACGGCGTGCGCTGGCGGGTCCGCCACGACTATGGCGTCGGCGCGATCGACTGGCGCGGTGCGGTGACGAACGCCGGCTCGTCGGAGTGATTCTGGGGCATGGACGTGGGCCGGGGCCTTCGGTGGCCCCGGCCTCACCGAGAGGAGAGTGAAACATGGCACGCAACTACACGCAGCCCGGCAACGTGCTCAGCTACACGGCCGGCGTGAGCGAACAGTACAGCGCCGGTGACGTCGTGGTGATGGGCGACACGGTCGGAATCGCGCTGGTGGACATTGGCGAGGGCGAGACGGGCTCGGTCGCGATCGAGGGCGTCTTTGAGGTGCCGAAGGTGTCCGGTACGGCCTGGAGCGTCGGGCAGAAACTCGACTGGGACGCGTCGGCATCCGCGTTCACGGTCGGCGCCACGCCGGCGGAGGGTGACGTCATTGGCTGCGCGATCGTGGCGGCCCCGGCCGGATCGACGGAGACCACGGGCTACGCGAAGCTCACGCCCGGCACCGGCGCGCTCGAGGCCGGCAGTTGAGCGTGATCCGCGACACATTCGACTTCGCGGCGAGCGCGATCAACCAGGCGCTCGGTGATGAGGTGGAGTACAACGGCAAACGCGTCATGGCCGTCTACGGCAACGAGTTCGCCGCTGTACTCAGCGGGGAGGTCAGGGTGTCGTCCAGGCGGCCGGAGATCACCGTCCGTCTGGACGACCTCGACACCCCGCCGAAGCAGGGGGATCAGGTCGTGGTCCGTGGACTCACGTTCGAGGTCGCTACGGTTAGGTACGATGTCGAGGACGTGACCGCTACGCTCACGCTGAAGAAGGTGTGAGATGCACGTCAACCAGCAGGTCCGCGAGGCGATCAAGGCGAAGCTCCTGAACACGGGAGCGTTCGCGATGGTCGCGACGAACCGGGGCGCCAACCTCGAAGAGGTGGACCTGCCGGCGGCGATCATCACCACGACATCGGACGACATCACGACCGAGACGAAGGACGAACCGATCCCCGAGCGCCGGATCATCCGGGTCTCCGTGGTCATCGTGGCCGATGCCGCGATGGAAGACCTGGACGACCGCATGGACGACCTCCGGGTCGAGGTCGAGAAGGCGCTTGCCGGCGACCTCGACGGCCTCGCGTTCCGTATGGAGCACGCGGGCGCCACGCTGGAGGTTGGGACCGACGAAGAAGGGCAGCATTGGTTCGCCTTCTACGCGCTCGAATGGGAGGTCGAACTGTGGACCCGTCAGGGCCAACCGGATGAGGTGTGGAGATGAAGATCATCGTTGAGCCGGGCCAGCCGGTCCAACTGGACGCGCGACGGAGCACGTCGGTGGGCGGCGGGATCTACGACATCTCAGATCTGCCCGCCGAGCGACGGAAGGCGCTGCTCAAGCTCAAGGGAGTGCGGGAGTACCGCGAGGAAAAGGCTGCGGCCAAGCCGGCCGCCGAGACGAAGGAAGGTGAGTGATGGGCGCACCGCTCAAGGGGAAGCTGTTCCTGCTCAAGGTCGGCAACGGCTCGACCCCCGAGGTGTTCACGACCGTGGCCGGCCTCCGTACCACGTCGCTGTCGATCAACGGCGAGATGATCGACGTGACGGACAAGGACTCCGAAGACCAGATGCGCGAGCTCTTGGACGGTGGTGGGGTGAAGTCCATGACGGTAACGGGCGCCGGAGTCTTCGAGGACGACGCCTCACAGACGGCGCTGGAGGAGAAGGCGCTGTCCGGCGAGATCGCCAACTACCAGATCGCGTTCGCATCCGGGCGCACGTACCAGGGCGCCTTCCAGGTTACGAATGTCGAGTACACAGGCGAATACAACGACGCGCACACGTACAGCGTGACGCTGGAATCGTCCGGCAAGATCACCGTGACCCCGGCGGCGTGATATGGCGGGAGCACGAGGCGTAGTCACGGCGACGGTGGCGGGCGTGGAGCGCAGGCTGCGCCTTTCGCTCGCCGCCCTCGACGCCATCGAAACCCGGCTCGGCGTGTCCGTCGCCGAGTTTTTTGGTGGGCTGGCGGACGCCGAGAAGATCCGGTTCGGGCCGATCCTCACCGTCTTCGAAGAGCTTTGCCGGGCCGGGGGGACGCCGCTTTCCGATGAGGACATAGCGGCGCTCCTCCCGTGCGACGTGCAGGACATCATCCAGGCCATCGTGGCGGCGGCTCAGGCATCAGGGTTGGAAGAGGTGAAGGGCCGGGGAAAATCGCCGAGCCCGAGCCGACCCCGTGGCGGCGGTGGCAAGAGATAGCCTTCGGTCATCTCCATCTCTCGCCGGCCGAGTTCTACGACATGAGCTTGTGCGAATGGTTCGCGGCGGTCGAAGGCTATCTGGAATCGCGTGGCGTGGACCCGGACGAACGTCCGGCCACGTGGGAAGACTTTGAGGGCCTGGAACACCTCCGGGCCCCGAGTAGGAGCATCACGTGAGCACGAGAGCGGGAGAGCTTGCGCGGCTAGACGTCAACATTGGCTCGGACACCCGAGAGGTGCTGTCCGGGTTCGCCCGCGTGTCTCAGGCCGCCGAGCAAATGGCGAAGGACATCCAGCGCGCCGGTCGGTCGCTGGAGGGCTTCGGTCGTTCGCTCTCGCTCCAGGTCACGGCGCCGCTCACCGGTCTTGCGGCCCTGGCCACCAAGGCGACTGCCGACTTTGAGACGGCGATGGTCGGGGTGGCCAAGACCGTCGATGCGCCGGCGGAGGCGATTCAAGCCTTGGGCCGGCATTTCCAGGCCGTATCGGAGCGCATTCCTGTCGCCGCGAACGAGCTAGCCAAGATCGCCGAAGAGGCGGGCCAGCTCGGGATCGCGATCCAGAATATTCCCGAGTTCGCGGAAGTTGTAGCCGGTCTCCGGGTGTCCACGAACCTCGCCGATGAGGCCGCCACCACCCTTGCCAGGCTCGCGAACATCATGGGCACGGCCCAGACCGAGTTCGACCGGATGGGCTCCACGATCGTTGCCTTGGGCAATAACCTCGCGACGACGGAGCGCGAGATCGCAGAGATGGCGCTTCGTATCGCCGGTGCCGGGCGGCAGATCGGGCTCACGGAGGCGCAAGTTCTGGCGTTCGCGGGCGCGCTCTCCAGCGTCGGTATCGAGGCGGATGCGGG